GCCTCGCGTTCGACGTGACCGGGCAGTACGTGGCGCTCGACGGGAACTACCTCGACCCGCAGACGACCCAGACAACGCCGTGCGGCTGGGTCACAACGGGTCAACTGACTTCTGTCGCGGATGCGCTCGTTGTAGACTGCGCGGCAGCAGTGGAAGCGGCGACGGCCCCGCTCGAGGCCAAGATCGCAGAAGCGCAGAAGGTACTCAATGGGTAGACGGATCATCGTAGCGGTCATCGTCGGCTTCCTGGTCGGCCTGATCTGCATCTTCCTCGGCTACATCCTGCCGGACCTGAACGTCCCGTTCATCACCTCGATCGGTGACTTCCTCACGAAGTGGGGCTGGCCGATCGGCCTCGCGGCAGGGCTCCTGTCGTTCGCCACGGGTTGGAACCCGTTCCCAGGAGGGCCCGCATGATCCTCGGTCGTCCGACCAACCTGATCCTCGGAGCGTTCACGGCCGTACTCGGCGCGATCGTGCTCGTCCTCGCAAGCCTGACACCGCCGATCATCATTCCGGGCACCGTCGTCGGAGCGCTCGGTATCGCCTTCGGCGCGATCATCGGCCTCGTCGCCAACCAGCCGCCGACGCTGAACCCCGGCCAGACCTTCAACGTGACAACCCCGGCCGGCCAGCCGAACGTCGTGACCACCGTCGCAACGCCTCCGGCCGCAGACCAGCCACCGGTTCCGGTCATCGTCCCAAACCCACCCACGACAGGAGCACCCAAGTGAGCGATACCCTCGACACCGCAACCCCGCGCAACCTGCTGGTCAACGGCCGGAACCCGTTCGCCGACGAGCAGATCAGCGTCAGCGACTCCACCATCCTCCAGGTCGGCACCCCGAACGCCGATGGCACCGTGACGATCACCGGCCTCGCAGACGGCACGGCCACGATCACCGTCAATCCGGGCACCGAGTCCGACGACGCAGGCTTCGGCCCCGGCTCCGACGACATCACCGTGACCACCACGGTCGTAACCCCGCCGACGCCGCTGACCGTCAGCCTTCAGTGAGTGCCGTCGTCACCATCATCCAGACCCCGAAAGGCTGGGAGGTGGTCGCCAAGGACGCCACGCATCTCAAGGTGGAAGTCGTGGGAGACGAGGTGATCGTCAAGGTTCGCCCGACTCCTGATACCGGGTCTCAGCCGCTCGACGTGACGCTGGCCCAGTAATGGCCGAACGCCGCCGCTACAGCCGGAAGACGAAAGCCTCAGCCGTGATTGCGGCCGAGATGTCTTCGGTGACGGCGGCGGCCGAGGCTACCGGCATCCCGCGAACCACCATCGGCTACTGGGCCGACCAGCCCGAGTTTGTCGTTCTCCGTCAGAAAACGCGGGAGGAGCTGGCGGCCGGGTCGATCGTCCTGGCCCACCTTGCCCAAGCCGCCCTCGAGCGCAAGATCGCCGCAGGAGAAGTCGAGCCGCGTGACCTCGCCACGATCTACGGCATCGCCATCGACAAGGGCCAGCTCCTGGCAGGAGAGGCGACGAGCCGTAACGAGCACCGCGACATCACCGAGAACATGACCCCGGCCGAGACGATCGCGCTGGCCTCGGACATCGAGGAGTGGTTGAAGGTGGAGCGGTGATCCCCCGTAACCTGATGGACGAGATCATCAAGGCTTCGACCGAGCCGAACCCATACCAGCGCCTGCTCCCGGCCATGAAGGAAGTCAAGATGACGCCGCGCATGCGGCTCAGGATCGTGTGGTACACAAGCCGTTGGCCGTTGGTCATCGAGGCGTTGCGTAACCGTCACGACTGCCGCGACGAGGACTGGTAGTGCTCGCGCTCCAAGCAGCCCCGCGTCCGATCCTCGAGGCGTTACGTGCCCAGCTTGCTCCAACGTTCGCCAACGAGCAGCAGCGCAACTTCTTCACCAGCGAAGCGCCCGAGATCCTGTACTCCGGCGCCTACCGTGCCGGCAAGAGCCGCATCGGCACCGAGAAGGCGTACTGGCTCGCCAAGCACTACCCCGGCATCCCGATCGGCATCTTCCGCAAGACGGCAGCATCCTTGGCCGCGTCAACGGAGCGCACCCTGCTCCACGACGTGATCCCGCGCCACATGATCGCAAGGCACAACCGCACCGAGCGCTGGTACGAGCTGGCGAACGGCTCACGTATCTGGATGTTCGGCCTCGATCCGGATCCCATCACGGGTCTTCCGTCCAAGGTTGGATCGGTCGAGCTCGGCTGGGCCTTTGTTGACGAGGCAGCGGAGGTCACAGAGTCGGACTGGTCGATGGTCAAGGGCCGGTTGAGCTGGCCCGGCATCCCGTACCACCAGATCGCCGCTGCGACGAACCCTGCATCACCGAAGCACTGGCTGAAGGTGCGGTTCACGCCGCCCACCGAAGATCGGGTGTACCTCCACGCCTCGACCTTCGACAACCCGCTGCTTCCCGAGGATTACGTCAAGGACGCCCGGAACGGCGCCGAGGACTACCTGAAGCGCCGCTACATCTACGGCGAGTGGGTCGGGGCTGAGGGTGTGATCTGGAGCCTGCCAGATGACCAGGTGAAGCACCCCGAGACGAACGAGTGGAAGCGCGTCGTGGCCGGCGTGGACTGGGGCTTCGTCCATGCCTTTGCCTGCGAGGTCGTTGGGCAGTCGGGTACTGGACGCCTAGCAGTCATTGACGAGGTGTACGAGAAGGGCCAGACGATCGACCGCATCATCCCGGCGCTCGAATACATCCGGACCACGCACAACGTCCAGACCTTCTACGCCGACCCCTCGGAGCCCGCCTACATCCTCCAGTGCCAGCGTGCCGGCCTCCCGATGGAGCCCGCCAATAACGCGGTAGCGCCCGGCATCGGAGCAGTCTCAACGGCCATCGCTCGAGGCATGACGATCACGCCAAGCTGCTCTGGCCTTCTAGGAGAGCTGCCCGGCTATACCTGGGCTAAGGATCGAACCGGCGGCTTCCGCGAGGTGCCAATCGAGATCAACGACGACGCCTGCGACGCGCTCCGCTATGCGGTAGTTGCGCTGGATCGCAGCTTCGAGGACAACCCGTGGGCGCAGCTCGCTGGACAGAGAGTGGGTGGGGTGGCGTGAAGACTTGCTCAGTCCAGCCGTGCCATCGGACCGTTGTTCGTCGCGGCATGTGTCGGCCTCACTACGACGAGCAGCGACACCCGCTCGCCAAGGCTGACATTTGCGACATTTGCCAGCGGTCAGACGCCCCGGTAACGGCTTATTCTCTGCACCGCCGGATCACATCACACGGCGGCATCAGGCTGTGTGACCGATGCTGGGAGCGTTACTGTTCGCGGCGCGTCACACCCGAGAAGGCGCCACACTCCACGTTCCGCGGACTCGCATGGGCTGAACCCCGATGACCGCCAGCCTCTCAGCCCTCGATGCCGGCTTCGTCTTCGCCGTAACAGGCGCAGCCTTGTGCCCGTGGCCGTGGCTGGCCCTGATCGTGGCCGCTGCCTGGATGGTGGCCCTGGTCGTGGTGCATGATCGGCGCGAGGTTACGCCGGATGCGTAAGGTTGAATACCCACAGGCCATTCGTAAGGCGATCGAGGCGCTTCAGGCTAAGGAACGTGGCGCCACGGCCCAAGAGAAGGCCACGTTAGCCGACGACATCGTGAGGCTGCTAGCGATTGCCAAGCGCGACAAGGGGCCGATGTGAGGCTAGTCGTGAAGGTTCGAGTTGTACAGCCACGCACACAGCGCGTAGCCCACCACGATCAGGCCGATCAGCAGCAGGATCTCCATCTACTTCCCCTTCTTCGGCGCTGGCGTGAATGGGCGGGAGTTGAACTGGCCGGGCCGCTTCATCCGATCTTGGATAGCCTTGAACTCGGCCTCGACTTCGAGCGGCATGAAAAGACCACCCGTTGGTCGCTTCGCCAGTTCGGCCTTCAGGTGCTTGACCTCGGCCTCCAGTTCCGTGATGCGTGCCATGGCGTCCGCAGCCGTTTGGCGTTCGGCTCGGGCAAGCGCGTCGGCCTGCATCACCAGATCGTGACCCATTGCGACGATCTCCTGACCATCAACCACAAGCGCTTCGGCCCTCTTACGCGCTCGGTACTGCCGCATGTAAGCCGCGTCAGTCTTACTCACTCTTACACCGCCTTCCTTACGCCATCTTACACCCTTACAGGAGCCGCGTAAGGTGTCGCTCTACATCCCCACCAAACCCCGCACCGTCCAGAAGGCCGGCCCAGTCGGTCCCGGCGCTGGCGTCCTGATGACCGAGTACCCGCTGTCCACGTTGGGCAACCAGAACACGCCCCAGCAGCGGATGCGCCAGGCGCTGAGGATTGGCGTCGAGGTGCCGTGGGTCAGGTCTGCCGAACTCGTCATCGCTGGCAAGATCCAGGGGCTGAAGTGGCACATCGAGGATGGCGACGAGAACACCGTAGACGACGACTACGTTGGAACCGACGCGCAGGATCTCCGAACGCTTATCGAGAAGCCGACTGCCAACCTCCCGGTCGGCCAGCAGATGTTCCGCACGGCGCTGTGGCGGCAGACGATCCGGCAGATCGGTCTGGCTGGTAATGGCTTCTGGTATCTCGACGGGATGAACACGTTCGGCAACCCGAGTGCCATCCTTGATATTCGACCTGACCGGATGACGCCGAATGAGGATGCCAACGGCAACCTTGTCTCGTGGCAGATCGACAAGACCGCCACCAGTCCGGGCCTGACGCTGAGTCTCGAAGAGACGATCCACTTCATGTACGACCCGCCCGATATCGGCCACTTCGGCGTCGGACTTGTTGAGTCTGCGACGCTGTGGCTCGCCAACAGCCAGGGCTTGGATCGTCACGAGGCCATGCTGATCAGCGCTGGTGGGCGATTGTCGGGCATCCTGTCACCCAAGACGGGTGTGGTCGGGCCAGAGCAGAGCCTGCAAATGGAGCGCGACTGGCGGACGATCGTCGATACGTCTGACGCGGCCAAGCGGTTGCAGATCATCAACGGGCCGATCGATTTCACCAAGACGACGCTCACTCCTGCGGAGATGAACCTGGTCGAGCTGATGACCAACGCCCGCGACAACCTGCTGGCGCTGTGGCACATCCCGTTGACTGCGGTTGGAGTCCATGAACGCGGTAGTTCGATCTCCGCAGGTGCGGCGAAGGTCACCGAGACCGACGACCAGACCGTCTGGGAGAACGCGGTCAAGGCGCGGACCGAACCGTTCCTCGAACACCTCCAATACCGCTTGGCCGATCCGTACCAGAGCCAGGGCCAGAGCTTCACGATCGTCCTCGACTACCCCACGTTCGATGACAACTCCCAGACCTACGTCGATGCCCAGCAGGCGCTCAACCAGCCGATCACGAACAACGAGCGGCGCAACATCTTGGGTCTCGATCCGATTGACGACGCGGTGATCGGGCTGTCCGGTGGGCCGCTCGGCGAGGAAGTCTGGATGCCCGCCACGCAGGTCTACGCCTTCACCCAGGCGCAGGGCATCAAGCCCCCCGAACCAACTCCCCAGACGCTCGCCACGCCCGACCCGACCAACGAGATGGACAGCGTGAGCCTCGCAGCCGGTGAGACAGCCGGAGCAACGGCGAAAGCCCGCGTGACGCCGCCACTGCATCCCACGATCAAGCCGCTGCACACCGCCCTTGTGAGCCTCCGCAACCGGATCAACGCTGCCAAGACGCCGATCCTCAAGCGATCCGTGTCAGGCGTGCTCCAGGATCAGCGCAACGAGATCGCGGATCGCCTACGCAAGAACGCCGCCCATATCGCCAAGAACCCGAGCGATACCAGTACGTGGTTCCCGGCCAAGAGCTTCGACGCCCAGATGACCAAGGCGCTGCAACCCCACCTGACCGTCATGGCTGACAGCGTGAACGCCACGATCCACGACGTGCTCCCGGCCAAGAAGGCAGCCCCTGCGGGTGCAGTGGAACGGGTGATGACTCGCGGTGCAGCACGGGTCACCAAGATCAACGAGACGACGCGCCAGAAGATCAACGAGGCCATCATTCGCGGGCTCGAGGCGGGCTCAACGATCAACGACGTGGCGGATGCGATCCAAGCCGGGACGTCGATCGCAGGCTTGGACATGGGCGCGCTCTTTGACGACTACCGCTCCGAGATGATCGCCCGGACCGAGCTGATGGACGCCTACAACTCCAGCGCGATCAACACCTACTCCGACGCAGGCTTTGACCAGGTGCAAGCCATCGACGGAGACGGGGATCCGGAATGCGCCGAGCGCGACGGCCAGATCTACTCGGCAGATGAAGCGGACAGCATCGAGGACCACCCGAACGGCACGCTGGACTGGGTGCCGGTGATCGAGCAGAAGGCTGACCTCGGGCCGGATCACCTGGCGATGGCGATCAACGCTCTGGGCGCGTTCGCCAACCGAGCGCCGGACGTTCACCAGATCAGCCTCCCCGCGATGGCCGTGACACTGCCCGAGATGGCCCCGACGATCAACGTGCCAGAGTCGAGCCATCCCGTCTCGTTCACCTCGGGTGATATCAGCGTCGCTGCTCCTGCTGTCACAGTCCATGCCGAGCCCAACGTGACGGTCCAGTCGGCAAGCCCTGACGTGCATCTTCACGTCCCGGAACCCGGCGCTAAGAAGATCACCCGTGACCGGCTGGGCAATATCGACGGGATCGAGCCCGCCTGATGGGCAGCGTCGTCCACGCCTCGGTTGCTGGGCCGCTGATCGAGGCGACCGACTACCAGGCC